GGAAAACTAGAACAGTTTTTCCAAGTGATAATCCATTACTGGCTTTGTCGATGTTTCAAATGCCATTGATGAATTTATATTTAAAGAAAGATAGTTCAGATAGAAACTGTTTGTATGGTACATCCCAAAATTTTAGTGCCGGTGCATTATCAGGTAATTATTTACATGATTTTGCAATGCTATTTTATGCGACAGGTGCGCCAGTTCAATATGGATTTAAAAATTTAATGGCTGATTATGATAAATTCGATCAATTTGCAAAAAGAAAGGTATTTAGAGATCCGATTTATTATGGACAACGTGATGCATATATCAACTCTAGAGTTAAAACTGATTATAGACCACAGTATACTGATATGCTTGATGTTCTTGATTGGTTAAATACTGAAGGTGTTGTATATAAGTCATGGTTTAAAACTAAATCATATACTGATGAATATATATTTCAATCCGAAGGCTTATTGTCAGGTGAATTTACAACAAACTTTCATGGTTCAATGTTTAATGCATCAATATATGGTGTATTTTTAAAGCATCTAAACTATATAGATAAAGAGTTTAAACCTAAAACAATGCTTTTTATGGGTGATGATTCTCTTATGATTGGGAGTAGTACCACAATATATGAAAAAGAACAGTATAATAAAGTTATGGATTCATTAATTGATGTCGCTTCTACATGTGAAATGAAAATTTCAGGTGGAAAAACTTTATTATCAAGAAATAGTGCAAACTATTTAAAAGTATTTTTTGTAAACGGTTTCCAAGTTCCTCTACCACAAATGGTTCTTTTTGGTAGGGAAAGATATACTTGGCATCCTCCCGATGAATATTTTCAAGGAAGAAGATCAACTATGAATCAAATGTGTTTTAGAGGTTATAATGAGACTCTTATGAATAGACTTTTTACATATGAGTTTATTCTTAATGCTTATTTTAGATTACAGATAGAAAAAACCGCATATAAATTCTATCTTCCACTCTCTGTATTATATCTACCATTAAAACATGGTGGAGTTGGACATTATCCAGGTACATTGATGGGTGGAAATTGTGATGCTGCATTATATGTTATGCGAGAGAACGAATTCTATGATAGATCAATTAATATGTCATTACAATATATGAAAGTAATAAAAAGTGTGAATATATTTACGAGAGTAGGTCAGGATTTTTCTAATGGAGAAAATATTTCAGTTGGAGGTAATAAAAATCCTTTTAAAGCTTTTGACGAATTGAGTAGAAGTTATATTGGTACTCATCCAAATATTACTTATATTATAGAGGCAGATAAATATCTTAAGAGTAAGAATATTGATGTTGGCGATTTATCAATGTTAGAATGGAGATCAACGCAATTAAAAAGTTTGCCTGTAAGGGCAAAAAATATTAAAGATTTAAATAGAAGTATGAAGGAGGAGTCGACTTCTACGTTAATAAGATTGGCAAATAAATTATCAAAGGTTAGTTCTGAGAGAATGACTCATTATTCATGGATGTCAAAATTTAAGATAAAACCTTTCTTAGAAGATGAACATTTTATAGATATTGAGGATACAATGTCTTTTGTTCCATTTGTTGGCATGACTGGTAAGCTTGCC